AATAACTGGCCTGCGCGAATGATGAATAACCTAGCGACGCGCGCGGGGGCGGTGGGTGTGCATATCACCCCACGAGGCCCATCACATGGGCGCAAGCGAGTGCGTAAGGCCTAGTCAGAGCGTTTCTTGGGGCTGGAGGATCGAGAAGACCGGCCCGCCTCTGTTGTACCCCCCCGACCCACCCCCCGGCCTTGCGGAGTGACTAGCGCTGAAATGGTTAAATGCTGGGAGGTGCCCATGACCCGCATTGATGACTTACGCGACCTCCGCGAGGGGCTTTTGGCACGCATGGCGGTCTGCACTTCGGACCAGAACTACTCGGTGATGGGGCGGCTGCTCGCTGACACGGTGAAGCAGATTGCTGAACTTGAGGGCGTTGATGCGCCGGCTGCTGGGAAGGCGGTGGGGGTCGTTGTCGACTTCGCGGCCCGTCTCGCTAACCGAGCTGGCGCAAACTCCTAGGCTGCGGCTCGTCCCTAGGTGGGACGATTCGTTCGGCCTGGAGGCTGCCGAGTTCGCTGCTGCGTTTGGTCTGAATGCGGACCCGTGGCAGCGACTCATTCTGGACGACTGGCTGGCCCGTAAGGGTGCCCGCTGGCTGTGCCTCACCGCGGGCTTGTCGGTGCCTCGGCAGAATGGCAAGAACGGCGTCATCGAGATCCGTGAACTGTTCGGCATGGTGCTGTTGGGTGAGAAGATCCTGCACACCGCGCACGAGGTCAAGACTGCGCGTAAGGCGTTCAAGCGGCTGAAGTATTTCTTCGGTGAGCAGCGTAACGATCCGGGCGCCAAGTTCCCTGAGTTGAATGCGTTGGTTACTGATGTCCGTTCGACGAATGGGCAGGAAGCGATCTTCCTGAGCAATGGCGGCTCGGTCGAGTTCATTGCCCGGTCTAAGGGTTCGGGTCGTGGCTTTACGGTTGACGTGCTGGTCTGCGATGAGGCGCAACACCTCAGCGAGGACGAGCTCGAGGCCCTGTTGCCGACGACGTCGGCAGCACCCTTGGGTAATCCGCAGTGGATTTTCACGGGCACGCCGCCCGGCCCGAAGGTTGCTGGCGAGGTGTTCCGCCGCATTCGCCGTGAGGCGCTGGCGAAGGTCAAGCGCGAGTGCTGGCACGAGTGGTCCGTCTCTGGCCCGCTGGCTGACATGGCCGACCCGAAGGAACTGCACGCGTCCAACCCTGCGTTGGGCATCCGTCTGCAGATGGCCGTCGTGAATGGTGAGCGGCGCAACCTGTCCCCGGAAGGCTACCTGCGGGAACGTGGCGGCTGGTGGGATGAGGGGCACGCGATCGACGCTGTGATCTCGCTCGAGGCTTGGAAGTCGTGCAGCGCCGAGACGCTGACGATCACCGGCAAGCCGAGCATTGCCCTAGATGTGTCCCCGATGCTGACGTTCTCCGGCATCGTTGCGGCCGGCGATGTGGGCGACGGACGCACGGGTGTCGAGGTGACATCAGATGGTGCGACCCTGATCGATTACCGCGAGGGTACGGAGTGGGCTGTCGAACTGCTCACGTCCCACAGGGCGTCCGTGTGGATGGCTGCCGGGTCTGCTGCGGAGACGTTGCGGAAGCGGCTTGAGGATGGCGGCTGCATGGTTCATGTGATGCCCCGCGCCGACTATGCGAAGGCGTGTGTCAACTTCGCTGCTGCTGTTGCCACGAAGAGGATTGCGCACCGCGGCCAGACGGAGCTCGATGGCGCCGTGACTGTGGGCGCGAAGCGTGTCGCTGGCGATGAGGGCCTGTGGACGTGGGGCCGGGTGCGCTCGTCGGCTGACATCACCCTGCTGGTGGCCGCGACCGTGGCTGTTGCCGCCTCTCAGACCGGCACCTACAACCCGATGTCGAACATCTTCTAGGGGGGCCGGCGTGATCCGCGAAGTTCTCGAGGCCTTGGCCCTGGCCGTGATGATTCTCGGCGGGTTCCTGCTGTTCGGCCCGTGGGCCTTGATCGTTGGCGGCGCTGCAGTGCTCGCCTTGTTCTGGCTGGTTGACCGGCCTGTGAAATCGAAGGGTGGTGACGGCCGATGAGCTTGTTCCGTCGCCCCCAGCCCGAGGACCGTGCAGTGTTCCCGGCGCCGCAGTATCAGTTCGCGTCGTACCTCAACTCGGGCAACTTTGCCACGATCGATGCGGCCAGCGGTGACACGTCGCTGCAGTCCGTGGCCGTCCGGTCGACTGCGGACCTGATCGCTTCCCTGACTTCTGAGCTGCCGGCCGAGATCTTCGCCAACGGCTCGAAGCGCAAGGGCTCCACCCCTGACAACATCCTTGATCCTGGCGGCGATGGGCGTGGGCGTGAGGATTGGCTGTACCGGGTCATCATGGCCGAGGCGTTGCGCGGCAACTGCTACGGCTTCGAGAACTCTTGGGATTCACTGGGCCGCGCGAAGACTGTCGACCTGCTGAACCCTGACGACGTCACCCTTGTTCCCACTGGCAAGGCGTTCGACTGGTATGTGCGTGGCGTGAAGGTGGAGGGCGAGTTCCTTCGCCAGTTCAAGCATTGGCGTGCGAACCCGATCGCTGGCCGCGAGCTCGGGCTGTCTGTCGTGCAGGCGCACGCCGTCTCGATCGGCACCACGTTGTCCGCTGCCCGTTACGGCAAGCAGTGGTTCGAGGATGGGGCGCACCCGTCCGGCATGTTGGTGAATCAGGCCGAGATCGATTCGACGCAGGCGGCCGCAGCTAAGGCGCTGTTCAACACGGCCATGCAGGGCAGCCGTGAACCGCTCGTGATCGGCAAGGGTTGGGAATACAAGCCGATTCAGGTGACCGCGGAGGAGTCGCAGTTCCTCGCAACGCAGCGATTCTCGGAGGCGCAGTGTGCTCGCATGTTCGGGCCTGGGTTCGCCGAGATCATGGGTTACGAAACTGGCGGGTCCATGACGTACGCGAACGTGGTCGACCGCCGGCAAGACCTGCTGGTCCTGTCGATGAACAAGTGGGTGCGTCGTGCTGAGCGCATCCTGACCGAACTCCTGCCGCCATCCACGCAGGTCGTGAAGCTCAACCGTGAGGCCTTGCTTGAGGCCACCACATTGCAGCGCTACACGGCACACAAGCTCGCCCTAGACGGCGGATGGATGCTGCCGTCCGAGGTTCGCGAAATCGAAGACCTGCCGCCGGTCGATGGCATCAACGACCGCAAGCCTGCCACCGCCACCACCAACCCCCAGGGGGCACCCAATGGAAACGCTGCCTAACCTTGAGGTCGTGCGGGCCGTCGCGACGACCGTCCGCGCCATGGCTGCCGAGGCTGATGAGCCGACGCCCCCGACACTCGAGGTCCGCTTCTCCAAGTTCGACTCCTGGTATGAGATCTGCTCGGGCTGGGAAGGCAACTTCATGGAGCGCACCATGCCGGGTGCGTTCAAGAAGACGATCGTTGAGCGGCGCGACCAGATCAAGGTGCTGTTCGATCATGGCTTCGATCCGACGATCGGCAACAAGGTGCTCGGCTCGATCACGGACCTGCGCGAAGATCCTGACTCCCCGGTTGGAATCGTCGACATGTTCGATACCTCCTACAACGAGGATCTGATACCCGGCTTGAAGGCTGGTGTGTATGGGTCGTCGATGCGGATGCGGGTCGTGAAGGACGAATGGAATGACCAGCCGAAGGTGTCGGCGTACAACCCGAAGGCACTCCCTGAGCGGACGATCCGCGAGGTGATGCTGTTCGAGTTTGGCCCTGTCACGTTCCCGGCCAGCCCTGAGTCCACCGCGTCGGCACGTTCCATGACCGACGAGTTCTATGCGGAGATGCGCAGCCACGACCCCGAGAGGGTCGACACGTTGCGTTCCCGCGCCACCCAGCTTGCACTCCACCGTTCAGAGCAGCCGCCGGCCAGCACTGCAGAACCTGTGGTAGCCGCAGAAACCGCACCGATCGAGCCGCCCGTTAGGCACTCGGAGGGCATGACGCCCGGCGAACGCCGTCAGCGTCTGTACCCCAACTTGACCGAAAGGAACTAACCCATGCCTAACATGGAAATCCTGCGGTCTCGGCTCGATGAGATCGAGAAGACCGAGATGCGCGCAATCGACGCCGAGGCTGGCGCCGAGAAGTTCAACGACGACCAGGAGGCCCGCTGGAACAAGCTGGACTCTGAGGCCTCCGAGGTCCGCAAGGCGATCGAAGCCATTGAGGCTGAGGAGCGTCAGGCTGCTGAGCGTGCCGAGCGCCGCGCCCGCTGGGGCAGCGTTCAGGTCAACCCGGTCCAGACCCGTGACATGTTCGACACCTCGAACCTGCGCGGCAAGGACCTCATCGACCACGCCCGCCGGGCGATGGAGAACGTCCGCTACGACGGACCGTTCGATGTGTCCGACGTTGCCCGTGCCGGCGCCCTCGACATGGTTGCCCACGTGCCCGGTGCTGCCGAGCTCGCCCTCGCAACCTCCAGCCCCGACTACCTGTCGGCGTTCCGTTCCTGGCTTGCCGCCACCGGCTCCCCGGTGTACAGCCAGGCCGAGGCTGATGCTGTCCGTGCATCCATGTCGCTGACCAGCGCGAACGGTGGCTACGTGCTTCCGTTCCTGCTCGACCCGACACTGATCCACACCGGCACCGCCGTTAAGAACCCGATCCGGGCCATCTCGAAGGTTGTCACCGGCACCCAGAACATCTGGCACGGCGTCACCGCTTCCAACGTGACCACGTACTGGAAGGCTGAGGGTTCCGCCTTCACCGACGGCAGCCCCACCACGGGTGGCATCACGATCACCGCCGGCGCCCTGACCGCCTACGTTACCGGCTCGTACGAGATCTTCGCCGACTCGGATCTGATGAACCAGCTTCCGGGCCTGATCGGTGAGTCGATCGACTACGCCGAGCAGACCGCGTTCGTTTCGGGTTCCGGTTCTGCTGCCCCCAAGGGTGTTGTGACCGCGATCTCGGCAACTGCCGGCTCGACGGTGACTGCCACCACGCGTGGCACGTTCTCCTCCGCATCTGCGGTCGACACGTTCGCGCTGCTCAACAGCGTCAGCCCCCGCTACGAGGACAACGCAACCTGGATCGGCAACAAGGCGACCCTGAACACGATCCGTCAGCAGACCTTCGGCACCGCTGGTGCTGCGCTGACGAACATGCTCGAGCCGAACACCCTTCTGGGGTCGCCGTGGAAGTCCTCGTCCGACATGGTCGCCGCGACCACTTCCGGCAACATCATGATGGTTCTTGGGGACTTCTCCAAGTACGTCATCTACGACCGCCTCGGTGTGAGCCTCGAGTTCATCCCGCAGGTGTTCAACGCTTCCGGGCTCCCGCTCGGGCAGCGTGGCCTGGTTGCGACCAAGCGGGTCGGCGCCGACGTAGCGGACGTGAACGCGTTCCGCTTCCTCAAGGCCTGACCTCTCCAGGGCTGGCGGCCTAAGCACCCGCCAAGAAGGCCCGCGCTCCTCTGTGGCGCGGGCCTTCGCCCACCCTGCCAGCAGAGAACACAACAGCAGAGGGAACCATGAGCAACCGTCGCAAGCCCGCCGCCGCCAAGACCCCCGCCCGCCATGAGGGTGTGGTGCTCGCCTACATTCACCCCGGCGAAGTATCCAGCTACTTCCTCGAGTCCATGCTGATGTCGACCCTGCAGGATGTGGCCTACGAGCTCGCCGGCCAACGTCCCCGCCGGATCGTCAACATCATGCAGGAATGGAGTTCGGCGAACGTATCGTCGTCCCGCAACACGGTCACCCAGCGCTTCCTTGACCAGCCCGACGGTGACTGGCTGCTGTGGGTCGATGCCGACATGCAGTGGGAGCCGGAAGCAATCGACATGCTGCTGGCCGCGGCCGACCCGGAAACCCGCCCGATCGTCGGCGGCCTGTGCTTCGGAATGTCGAAGGCTGGGCTGTTCCCCACCATCTACCAGTGGGCGCAGATCGACGGGAACCTGACCACCGTCCGCATCCGTGACTACCCGGCGGACACCGTCATGCAGTGCGCCGCGACAGGTGCCGCGTTCATGCTGATCCACCGCCGCGTCCTCGAAGCCATGCAGGCCAAGCAGTTCGACAAGGCGTTCCCCTACTTCCAAGAGTCCAGCGGCAACGGTGCACCGGTTGGTGAGGATCTGACGTTCTGCATTCGGGCCGGGATTCTCGGCTTCCCGATCTACGTTCACACGGGCGCGAAGGTCGGCCACCACAAGTCGCACCTACTCACCGAGGAACTGTTCATGGAGCAGTTGCAGATTCGCGGAAAGGCGGACTGATGGCCGACATCCTGACCTTGGCACAAGCACGTTCCGCGCTCGGATGGCAGGCAGCCACCCACACTGCAGACGAGGCAGACCTGACCGCCACCTACATTCCGTCCGTCACCGAGATCATCGAAGCCGGCCACACCATTCCGGCCAGCGTTCCGGTGACTGTCGTGCTGGTTGCTAAGCGCATCCTTGCCCGTCTGTGGAACTACGACCACCAGGGCGCTGAGCGTCCCGGTGGTGGTCCGACTTCCGCGCCTGCGCAACTGACTTCCGAGGACATGGATCTCCTCGTGCCCTATCTGACGATGGCCGGCTTCGCATGAGCAGCAGCGCCCCGCAGGTCAAGGCTGCCGTTGTAGCCCTGGCAGGGTCGGTCTGGCCCGATGCTGCCACCTACTACGGCCCGCCCGGCATCGACATGCCCCGGCATGTTGTGTCCGTCGGGAACGCCCGCTCTACCGAGATTACGCGCCCCACGAACGGCGGCACGAGGGCATCCCGTAACGAGATCTTCGCGC